GATTTTGGCTATGCCAAAGGCTACCGGGCCGCAATGGCAGAGATGAAGAAAGGCGGTGCAAGGGTATGAACGAAAACATCAACTAAGTAATCCTGAGGAGCAAGCCGAACCGTGAGCCGATGGACTTTGAGCGGCTGAAATTCCTCTGCTACTTTATTGCCGGGATAATCGGAGAGGTGTTCGGCTTTGGCCTGGTGCTGGTGATCGTGCTCTGCATGGCCGTGGTTTTGCGGTGAAGTAATTTGGTACAACTGCCAGAAGAAGATGTGATACGATATTTTCAGGCGGGGATAGAGATGTACACTCGAAAAAAGAACTGTCAGCCTTTCCGGTTTCTTTTCCCCGCTTCCAACATAAGGCTGACGGGCACAGAAAGGAGAAGAGTATGAGCAGAATACATATCGAAAGTATTAGTGGCGTGGAGTGCTACGAAAAGGACGGAACGGCGTATCTGAAATTGGAGAACGTAGCGAGAGGGCTGGGGTTTACTACAACGCAGACCGTAAAAGACAAATAATACACAAATGTTCGGTGGAACAGAATTGATGAATATTTGGAGGAAATCGGTTTTGCCACAAGTGGCAAAAGGCCAGAATTCATCCCCGAAAACATCTTCTACCGCCTTGCCATGAAAGCCAAGAACGAAGCAGCCGAGAAGTTTCAAGCTCTGGTAGCCGATGAGATTATTCCTTCGATTCGCAAGCATGGGGCATATCTGACACGAGGTATCTTGGAAAAGGCTTTAACTTCTCCAGACTTCTTGATAAAGCTTGCCACAAGACTAAAAGAAGAACAGGATAAGAACGAGCAGTTGCAGCAGCAACAAAAAGCCTTAGAACAAGAAACCATTGCGATGAATCAAACGATTGCCAAGCTGCAACCCAAAGCAAACTATGTCGATATGATTTTGAAAAACCATTCCACGGTTCTTACGACACAGATTGCCCAAGACTATGGAATGTCCGCTAGAGCTTTTAATAAGAAGCTGTCAGAGCTACACATTCAGCATAAAGTAGGAAGGCAGTGGATTCTGTATGCAGAATATCAGGGAAAAGGCTATGTACATAGTAAAACCATTGAGATTGTCCGTTCCAACGGCCAGTCAGACGTTACCATGCAGACAGAATGGACCCAAAAAGGACGATTGTTTCTGTATGAGAAACTGAAACAGTATCATATCTACCCCATGATAGAGAGGGTAGCATAAGAACTAGGGTTGTCAAAACGGCTCAGCTATCGTCTGGGCCGGAAAGGAGGCTAGAATGTCATCAGCAATGGTTCCCTACCTGTTGAGGAATTGGGATGATACCCGTAAGAGGGTAAAGAAAGGATTGGAAAAGCTGGGCCACGATATTCCCATTACTGGATACTGCGTGGAAGAAGATTTAAGAGTTGGAACACGTAAATCAAAGAAGTCAAAGAAAGAATGAGAAAACTGAGAGGAAAGGCAGGTGAGGACCTGCATGAATTATCTGGAACTGTTAAATGCATTTTACGAAAGAATCCAGTGTAGCCGGATTTCCAATAACGGACAGTTGCTTTATTACACGCTACTGGCAATAAACAACAAATCTAGTTGGTCGGACTGGTTCTCTAGGACAAACGTAAGCATTAGCAGCTTGATGAATGTAAGTGAGAAAGCCTTTATGAACGCTAGGGCAGAGTTAAAGCAGCTTGGACTGATAGATTTTGTTCCATCAAAAAGAAGAGGAGAGTGTACGAAGTACCGCATTTTGTACCCAACAAAATACAGTACAAAAGCAAGTACAAACAGCAGTACAAACAGCAGTACAAAAGAAGTACAAAGTACAGTACAAAGTGCAGACATAGATAAACAAAAACAAAAGACTAAAACTAAAAAGAGTATCTCTAACGAGATACCAGAAAAGTGCGGGACCGCTTTGCCAGAAGGAATCCCCCAGAAGGTTCTGGACGATTATATCGCCCAGTTAAATGCAACCGGAAAGATGATGACAGGGCCAGGGCTGGAACTGCTGTTTAAACGGTTAGAACAGTTAGCGCCTGGAAATAAAGCGCAACAAACAGAGATTCTTGAGCAATCAATCCGTAATGGCTGGAAAGATATCTACCCGTTGCACAGAAAAGAGCCAAAACAGAATCAACCAGGAAAGAAAGAGAATCCGAACCGGTTTCATAACTTTGAGCAGAGGGAAACTAGCTACGATGCTGTGATGCTGGAGCGTCTAAAAGAACGGTTGGCAGCAGGAAAGAGTGATTTGCCACAGACAGGGGAGGTGAAAGCAGATGAGGCAGGGTGAGATGCTGCATGATATGATGGAGACGGTATTTGGCGGGTATTCGTATGAGAACTATGAAAAAGTAACCCAGGTAGTTTCCAGCCTTTGGACGATGGGAATTGTAACAGGGCAGGAAACGGACCGTATCCTGTCAGAGCTGGATAGGATTGAGGCAGAGGGGTAAGAAAGTCTCCTGCTGCCAGTCATTCTAAGCAGCAGGAGAGTGGCAATAAGTATCGATAAGCTACAAAAATAGTATAACAAAATTCATAACCAGGAGGAAACCGTGATGAAGGAGATTTGTTACAATCCGACTCCTCAAGTGGAGGTTCGGATTCATGTGAGCCAAACGATGCAGCAGGATTTTAACGAGTGTCAGGAGATGTTTGCAGCTAATCCCGATGATGAGAAAGACTGTGGTGGTTGCAGTTGGAATGGTATCGCCAAAGGAAGTGGACTTACAGTTCGTTTGTGTAAGTTACCAACGGTGTCAGAGAAGATGAAGGAGGTAGGAAATAGTCATGATTAAAAAGACCGAAGCAATCCAGATATTGCAGAACCACATTGATGCCTGTAAGAATCAAGTGGCAGATAAGGGCTGGGAAGTGGGGATTGTAGGAAATACGATTCCAGAAATGCTTCGTTGTAAGGAAGAGGCCAGAAAGCACATAGAGGCATACCAAATGGCGATGAAAGCTCTGGAAGCCACCAGTTGTGAAGATTGGGTAGAGAGATGTTACTTGGGACTTCCTTGTCCCTACCAGCATCAGAATTAGGAGTTCATCGAGAGAAATACAGGAGACAACATGAACGCAATTTTAAAATATCCAGGAAGTAAATGGAGCCTTGCCAAATGGATCATTGACTTTTTCCCAGACCACCACAGTTATTTAGAACCGTTCTTTGGGAGTGGGGCCGTTCTGTTTAATAAACCTCGCTCTCATATCGAAACGGTCAACGATTTAGACGGAACTGTTATCAATCTGTTTGAGTGGATTAAGAAGGACCCAGAAAAGCTGGCTTATGAGATTTATCATACTCCCTATGCCAGACAGGTGTATGAAGATGCCTTTCCTGTAGTTCCAGAGAGCAGCTTAGAGAAGGCGGTAAACTTTTACATACGTCTTAATATGGGGCAAGGGTTCCGAACCAATGGGAAAACGGTTGGCTGGAAGAAGGATGTGCAAGGAAGGGAGCGAGCGTATGCCGCAAAGGACTGGTGTGAACTGCCAGGAAGGATTATGCAGGCAGCCGAACGGCTGAGGGGAGTCCAGATTGAGAATCAGTCAGCTATGGAATTGATACCCAGATTTAATTTTTCTAATGTGCTTATCTATGCAGACCCACCGTATATACTTAGAACTAGACAAGGAAAGCAATATCGGTGTGAACTATCCGAGGAGGAGCATGAGGAATTATTAGAGGTCTTATTATGCCATAAAGGTTCTGTGGTGCTATCTGGATATGAGAATGATTTATACCATAGTCGATTAAAAGGCTGGTATCGTGAGGAGAGAATTACTTATACGCAAGCAGTTAGCAAGAGAAAAGAAGTTGTGTGGATGAATTTTGAACCAATGAGGCAACTGAGCTTTTAGAGAAGCAGGAGGAAGGAAATGTTAAAGGCAAATCAGATGGCGGATTTAGAGTCTACCAAATTAGATATCCAGAATAAACAGATGATACTAAATACAGCCATTGATGTACAAGCACTGCTTAGAATTCTGGTTGATAAACAGATTATAACAAAGGAGGAAGTAACTCAATACCGCAAAGAAGTGAGAGAAAGTCCCAAATATCAGGCAGCAGCGTTGTATGTGGAACAGACATTGGCAGAGATAAAAGCCTATGAAGCGAATCCCGAACTTCGCTTAAAGGCAATGTTTCATCAGAAATCGCAGGGGAAGTAAAGGAGAGTATGATTTGAAGTACCTAGTAACGGAAACATGGTACAAGCTCCCTCTAATTCCTTTCTAATAATATCAAAGGAGCTAGGGGGATTGTAGAGGAGAGGAAAAGAGACTATGAGAGCTATTGATGCGGATATGTTAATGGAAGAAGTAAACCATTTCTCTATGAGGATTACTGGTTCAGCTAATGGTATGGCAATTACAATCGTAGAAGAAACAAAGAAATCTATCGCAAAAATGATAGATGAACAACCTACTGTCTATGAGGTGGATAAGGTGATAGAAACACTGGAAGAATATCAATCCCAACAATCCCAAAATGAGATGTTAAGTGATAATGGGAAATGGTTAGTGCAAAGAGTAATTGAGGAATGTATAAAAATTGTGAAATTAAATGAGTGAAATGGAGAAGATAGTGTATGTCAGAAACGATACGAACCCCAGCAGAGAGTCTGGAGGAATTTTTAAATTTTGTTGACCATTGCTATCAAGAGTATCAAATGGCTCAGGAAGCAGTTAGTAGGGAAGATAAACGCCTTCAGGATTTGCTGCATGAGCTGGAGTTTGCGAAAGAGAAAGGAGAACGCAATCGGGTAGCTACGAAGTTTCAGAGCAGCAGGAGAGAACGGAGAAAACATAAAGATATCATAAAGCGCAATGAATTGGTAGTGAAATTCTTTGAGGAGAAGCCCCATCGGGACACACTAAATAAGTTAAGGCAACTGTTAGGGCGCCAACGCAAGGAAGAAGAATATTTATCCAGTGAACGGATATATAAGCCAAGGGCAAACTAAGCAGCAGGGAAGAATCAGCGGTTGTTTTATCACATATGTAATGAACCAATAAGGGAGCTATGGAAGAATGGGAAAATACGATTCTATGTCGCAAGAATTAAAAGACTATGCAAACAAGCGGATTGAGGAAAGTGGCATCATTATGGTACCAGGGCATTATCCAGTATTTACAAGTAAGGAGCATGTTGATAAATGGATAGAACTGAGACAGGAAGCATTTGAGTTCTATTTTGGAGAATAAGCTAAGAGCAAACTAAGCAGCAGGGAGGAGAAGGCAGATGAATCAAACAACTGCAGAAGAAATTGCAGTAAAAGCAGCGAAAACCGCAGTCAAGGAGCATGAGAGGCAGGAGCAGAGAGCTAAGAGGGTAAAGATATTCCAGAATACCAAGAAGCTGATGGAGAACTATAACCGAATCTGCCAGAGTGTGGAAGAAGGAATTTCGGATATTTCAGAGCTGGAGACTGATGTAGACACCGGAGAATTTACAGAAGAGGAGATATTCATTAATAGCATATTAAAAAGCAAGCTGAGGAGTATTGTCATGATTGCGCATATCGATAAGTGCTTAAAGCTTCTGGAAGAGGAAGAACTACGGAAAAAGACCCATGAGAAATATCTGGCATTTACATACTTTTATCTGGACGGAATGGCTCATGAGAGCATTGGGGAGGTGCTAGGCTGTGCAGAAAAGACTTCAAGAAGGTGGGTGACAGAACTTACATCCATTTTAAGTGTTTATTTATTTGGCTCAGATGCAGTTATGTTGGATTAAATGGCTTGACAGAAACGTGTCCAAATCATGTCCTTGCAATGTCCGTTTAGCTGAGTTATAATTGTATTATGCAAAATTGGATAGACAAAAAACCCTCTCATTTTCCGCCTTTGCTGCTATATGATGATAGATGGCAGCAGGGGCGATTTTGTTTCCACAAGAAAAGACATCCTAACAATAAGGGTGTCTTTTTTCATAGCGCAATAAGCAGGCCGCAATAACTCTGTAGAAAGGAAGGTGTTGCCGGATGGCCAAATTGACCGAGAAGCAGCAGCGGTTTGTTGACGAATACTTAATTGACCTGAACGCAACACAAGCTGCCATAAGAGCCGGATATTCAGCAAAAACAGCACAAGAACAGGGAAGTCAGAACTTATCAAAACTTATGGTTCAGCAAGCAATAGCAGAACAGATGGCAGACCGCAGCAGGCGAACCGGAGTGAATCAGGATAGGATTGTCCTTGAACTGGCAAGGATTGCCTTTGCAAAGATAACAGATATTGTTGACAGTGAGGGCAAAATTAAAAGCACGGCCACAGATGATGACCTTGCCTGCATTGAGTCGGTCAAATATAAAGGGTCTGAAAGTGAAACCAGCTCAAGCGTTGAACGGGAAGTGAAACTTTCTTCCAAGCTCAAAGCCCTGGAACTTCTGGGAAAGCACTTAGGAATGTGGAATGATAAGTTGGATGTGAATGTGAGTATTCCAGTTGTCATTTCTGGAGAAGATGCCCTTGAAGATTAGCAGCCAATACGTTTTTGATTATCAAAAGCGTTTGTATATACCTCAACCATATGCCTCTGCTTCCAGTAAGCGTAGAATTTCCCTTCCTGAATATGTCGGCAAGGGTTATGGTACTTTCTGGAAATGGAAAGGCAGGTATCGGGTCTGTAAAGGGAGTCGTGCAAGCAAGAAATCAAAGACAACCGCCTTATGGTACATTGTAAACCTAATGAAATACCCTGAGGCGAATCTTCTGGTTGTCAGAAAGGTTTTCCGTACATTAAAAGATAGCTGTTTCACGGAATTAAAATGGGCTATCAACCGCCTTGGAGTTCAAGAGTTCTGGGAGATAAAGGAAAGCCCCCTTGAAATGACTTACAAACCAACGGGACAGAAAATCTATTTCCGAGGGCTAGATGACCCCTTGAAGGTCACTTCCATCACTGTTGAACATGGCTATCTGTGCTGGATGTGGATTAACATATCGGTTCACATCATAAAAATAAACTTCTCTAATTGCTGGGACACCCTAACGTAAAGCCGAGGGCAATCAGCAGCGAAGCTATTTGACAGAATTGAATGGTTATGGTATCATATGCTTATGAGACAGAAAGGAGATGATATCATGACAGAAGAATGGAAAGACATTGAAGGGTATGAAGGTTTTTACCAAATAAGCAATCTTGGACGTGTGAAAAGTCTTGGCGGTTGGTGTGGAACAGCAAAACGGAAAGAAAAAATCCGTTCCACAAGCCTTACACATGACGGTTATGTGAAAATAAGGCTGATTCATCAAGGTAAAGACAGGACAATGAGAGTCCACAGACTGGTTGCAGAAGCCTTTATTCCAAACCCTGAAAACAAAGATACTGTTAATCACATAGATGGGAACAAGCAAAACAATACAGTTTCCAATTTGGAATGGGTTGACCGTACAGAGCAGATGATACATGCTTATGGTTTAGGGTTAAAAACTTCAAGAGTTGGTTCTTATAATTCTAATGCAAAACTTACTGATGAACAGGTAAGGGAAATCCGAAGATTATATGTTCCATACAGCAAAGAGTTTGGGACAGTAGCACTTGCTAAAAAGTATGGTGTGACAAATCGGGTTATCGGATTGGTTGTAAAAAACAAAGCATATCAAAATGTCAAATAGAACGTTCAACGACTATCGAAAGCGAAATGGGCATCCGCAAGGGTGTCTTTTTCAGTTAGTAGAGTAGGGTGCAAGCGCACTCGAAACGGGAAGCACACCAGCGAAGAGGTGTGAAGATATAGTCTGCTCTGTGTGGAAACATACAGAGGATAAGCGGAAGCGGCTTATCCGTAACATAATGCGAAGAAGCCTATGAAATCGGCAATGAAGATGATTTCAATATGCTGGATGAATCTATCCGTGGCGCAATCCCATCAGAAACGGGGCTATTCAAACAGATTACTCTTACTTTTAACCCGTGGAATGAACACCACTGGATAAAAAAGCGATTCTTCGATAATCCAGATGATGAAACGCTTGCCATGACCACGAACTACCTTTGCAATGAATGGCTGGATGACGCGGACCGCAAGGTGTTTGAAACCATGCGGCTGAACAATCCACGTCGTTACCGAGTGGCTGGCTTGGGCGATTGGGGCATTGTTGATGGGCTTATCTATGAGAACTGGGAAGAAAAGGCTTTTGATATTGAGGAAATCCGCAGGCTGGCAAGCGTCAAGTCTGCCTTTGGTTTGGACTTTGGTTATACTAACGATCCATCTGCTTTGTTTTGTGGACTGGTAGATGAAGCAGCGAAAACTCTATGGGTATTTGATGAAATGTATGGAACAGGTATGAGCAATGAACGGATTGCCTCTGAAATTACCCGCATGGGGTATCGGAAAGAACGAATCCGAGCTGAAGAAGCAGAACCAAAAAGTATTGACCGCCTGTATGAATTGGGGCTTTGTCATATCCAGTCAGCGAGGAAAGGCAAGGACAGTGTAAACAACGGCATTGACTATTTGCAGGACTATCATATGATTGTTCATCCCCGATGCGTGAACTTCCTTACGGAAATCAGTAATTATACATGGGACACAGACACGAAGACGGGGAAGCGTCTGAATAAGCCTATTGATGACTTTAATCACCTGATGGATGCCATGCGTTATGCTATGGAAGGGTTCAGTATGGGAGATACGTTTAGTTTTGAATAAAGGAGACAAACAATGAAATGTTAAGCTTTATCGACTTTTTTAGCAGCAGAGTAAGAAATCTAATCCTGCAAGGGGCCAGAAGCCGCATGAGCGACAAGGAATTTCTGGAACAAGAGATTGCCCGCTGGAAGAACAGCCCGCAGCGCATCATGCAGATTAAGGGACATTTATATTATGACAATGAGCATGACATCCTCAAACGGAAACGGACCATGATCGGGGAAGGTGGCAAGCTGCAAGAGGTTGACAATCTTCCGAACAACCGAATTATCGACAATCAATATGCAAAGATGGTAAACCAGAAGGCTAATTATCTGCTGGGTCAGCCCTTTGTAGTAGAAAGTGACAATGAACAGTACACAGAACTTCTGAAAAAAATATTTAATAAAAAGTTCATGAAAATCCTCAAAAACGGTGGAAAAGCTGCCTTAAACGGTGGGATTGCATGGTTATATCCCTACTATGATGATGCTGGGGAGTTCTGCTTTCGTCTGTTTCCATCTTATGAGATACTACCGTTTTGGAAGGACAGCGAACACACGATACTTGATTTTGCGGTCAGACTTTATCTAGTGGAGGGGTATGAAGGCACCATACCGAAGATGATCGAAAAAGTGGAAGTCTACGATTTAAAAGGAGTTCATAAATTTGTCCTGGATGGCGGAATCCTGGTTGCTGACATAACCACAGAGAATGAAATGTTTGAATCTCCCTATGCTATGATGACAGGTAATGAAGGAGTGGTTACTGGTTTAAACTGGGAAAAAATACCTCTGATTCCACTGAAATATAATGAACAGGAAATCCCTCTGATTAAGAAAGTAAAAACGCTGCAGGATGGAATCAATGTTATGTTGTCAGATTTTGAAAACAATATGCAGGAAGATTCCCGAAACACCATTCTTGTTCTTAAAAACTATGACGGGCAGGATTTAGGGGAGTTTCGACGCAACCTTGCAGCCTTCGGGGTGGTTAAAATCAGGTGCCGCGAACACACCGATGGGGGAGTTGACACTCTTGAAGTCAATATAAATGCTGAGAATTATAAGGTGGTGTTGGAACTATTCAAAAAAGCTTTAATAGAAAACGCTATGGGATACGATGCGAAAGATGACCGTCTGTCTGGCAGCCCAAACCAGATGAACATTCAATCCATGTATTCGGATATTGATTTAGATGCTAACGACATGGAAACGGAGTTCCAGGCAGCATTTGAAGAAATCCTCTGGTTTGTCAATGCCCATCTTGTCAACACGGGGCAGGGAGATTTTGAGGGCGAGGAGGTAACGGTTATCTTCAACAGGGATATCCTTATCAATGAGACAGAAGCAATCGATAACTGTCAGAAATCTGTGGGGATTCTGTCTAATCGGACACTTATTGAACAACATCCGTTCATTGATGATGTAGAAGCTGAATTGAAAAAAATTGAGGATGAAGAAAAAAAAGAGATGGAGGAATTTGAAAAGCAGTATAATCCATTCCAGCAGGGAAAGCAACCAGACAAACCCTTATCAAAGAAAGAAGGGGATTCAGATGGCAAGGGTGAAAAAGTTTGATATATTGATCGTTCCTATTGAGGTGGAGTATAAGAAGCCTATTCTTGGACGGCTTTTCGGTGCGCTTGCATGGCTGATGGTTGCCAGGGTAAAAAAGTTTAGTCTCACTATGAATGGCCAATCCGTGCTCAGCTTTTACCGCCTGATTGTCCCCCGCTTTCTGAAAGGCGGTGTTTCTGGTGAAAAATAGCGATTACTGGAAGGAACGGTTTACCCAGCTGGAAGCTGCTCAAAATCAAAAAGGGGCTGCTGCCTATCTGGAAATCGAACAGTTATACCGACAGGCAGAGAAAGAAATTGAGGGGAGCATTAGTACTTGGTATCAGCGTTTTGCATCCAATAACGGGGTATCCATGGCAGAAGCCCGCAAGCTGCTTTCTGGAAATGCCTTAAAAGAATTCAAATGGGATGTAAATGATTATATTCAGCATGGACGAGAAAACGCTATCGATGGCAGATGGATGAAAGAACTGGAAAATGCGTCTGCCAGATTTCATATTACCCGCCTGGAGGCTTTAAAGCTTCAGACACAACAAAGTCTGGAACTCATGTTTGGAAACCAGCTGGACCGTATCGATTCTGCCATGAAGCACATCTATCTGGGAGGCTATTATCATACAGCCTATGAACTTCAAAAAGGATTCGGGATAGGCTGGGATATCGCTGGGTTGGACCAGGCACAGATTGAAAAAGTTATCCGTAAGCCCTGGGCAGCAGATGGAAAGAATTTCTCTGAAAGAATCTGGAATAATAAGCAAACACTGATTTCAGAGCTACATAAAGAGCTGACACAGAATATCATGCTGGGCCAAGACCCACAGAAAGCCATTGATGCCATAGCAAAGAAGATGAATACCTCCAAGCGCAATGCAGGCCGACTGGTGATGACAGAAGAGGCTTATTTTAGCAGTGCCGCCCAAAAGGACTGCTTCCATGACTTAGATGTGGAACAATATGAAATCGTGGCAACCTTGGATTCCCATACATCCGACTTATGCCGGAATATGGATGGGAAAGTATTTCCTATGAAAGACTTTGAAGCAGGAGTAACAGCTCCGCCTTTCCATGTGTGGTGCCGGAGTACTACGGTTCCACATTTTGACGAGGACTTCGGACAGATTGGGAAACGGGCGGCAAGAGATAAGGAGGGAAAGACCTATTATGTGCCAGCTGATATGAATTACCAGGAGTGGAAGAAAACCTTTGTAGATGGCAACAAAACTGGATTGCAAGAAATCAAAAAAGATGCTAAACTAACACCAAGGGAAGAAATTGCAAATGCTGAACAGAAATTAAATACTTTGCAGACGGAATATAATAAACTAATCGAAATTAACAGCAAGTTCTATATGTCAAAGGATGATTTCAAGACCCCAGAAGAAAGACAGGCTTGGCAAGAATGGAAAAAGGAGTTCATGCAACATGACAATATCGAAAGGGTTCAGCAGAAAATAGTGGAACTGACCCCTGAATTGTCGGATGCAAAAGCTGACCTTGCTACTGCAAGGATGCGTCTGCTGAAAGAAAGTAGCATTGACTTTGCTCCATCAAATACCATTAAGGAAGCAAATGAATATGCAAAAAAGGCACTTGGAATCAATGCGGAATATAAAGGAGTTGACATTCGGGCAGTAAATGAATGGAATCAGGGATTGACCAACATGAAGCTGGTTTTCCCTGATTTAGTGGATGATAACTTCCAGTTTGTAGGTGAATCGCATGAAAGAAATGCTCTTGCTAGGGAAATTGAGTTTAACCGACAACTAAAGTGGATAAAGGAACATAATATATGTGAGTGGGATGATGAGCAATGTACTAAATGGGCCAATGAACAAGCCACATCCTTTGTCAGAAAATACTTGGCAGTAAGGAAAAATGAAATGGCCTCCAGTTGGTCGCCAGGTCCACCTTTTGATGTTTGCCAGGGAATTTGCCTAAACAAAGGTTATTTTAAGGACTATGACAAGGCATTGCAAAACGGAATCAGACAGGTTGAAGGGAAGTGGCATCCAGTAGGGTGTTCAACCATCAAGGCAACTTTTGACCATGAATTTGGTCATCAGCTTGATAACTGGCTTGGTGTAAGTGAACAAAAGAACATTCAAGACCTGTTTGACAGCCGTACTGTATTGGAATTGACAAATGATCTGTCTGAATATGCTTGGAACAATGATAATGAAAACAGATATTCAGAAATGATTGCGGAGGCATGGGCTGAATATTGCAATAACTCTGCTCCAAGATCGATTGCAATAGAAGTGGGGAAAACTATAGAAAGGTTGTATGTAGAATGGGCAAGGAAGAATTTTTAAAAAAGGCTAAAGATATGGGATATACCCAAAAACTGATAGATGAAATTGTTAAAGATATGGAAGAAAATATTGCCCTTGGTCTGCCTATGGACTGGGAAATGTGTCTTGTGAAACTTCCAATTTCAGACTGAATAAGATTGAATCAATAAGAGTAGATGGAACTTGAAATGTCGGAGGTTGGTGTTAAATTATGACAACAAAACAGGTGATAAAAACAATTTCATGTTCAAACGGAACTCTTTTTGGGGCAATAGGCAGCCAGCGCAGAGTTTTAGCGGAATGTGAACCTGTTATTGAGGTGTACAGGCAGAGCAACCCGATAACTGTACTGGGAAGAACGTCCCATGCCTTAAAAAGTTATCATATCGGAATTATTTTATGTGGTGGGGTAAGTTTTGCACCCGGAGTTGATTACAGCCTGATTCCGAGGGTTTCAGGATATGATATGACAACCGATGTTTTACTTGAAGGAAATATCGTGAAGCAGATTTCCCTTTCCGAACTGTACCCAGAACTGATTGACCCACGTGGCCAATGGGAGTTTAGTATGGAAAACCAAATCAAAATTGATGAACTTCTGCTACTAAAAATTATTAGTTGAACTGGCAGCAGTTTTGATTTCGTATTAAGGGAAGGAGGCATCCCATATGGGAAGAACAGGCGAAACAATAAAAGTTATCCCTGCAAACAATGGTGAGTTGTATATGACATCTGGCGGGCGCAGGTACTGTATTGCCAGATTTAGCGGGCGGGTGGAGATAGAGGAAAAACAGACACAAGTTGCAATACTGGGAACATTGCAGAAAGGCACAAAAAGAATCTTCGCTTCTTTTGTCATCTGTGGGGATATAGATTTTCAGAACGGTTTTGAATTTGATTCTGTGGACAGCAGGAAGGTTTTTGAAGCATGGGCGGTTGTCAGTGGTGAAAGGCTTTCATTTGCCGGGTTAAGGTTTGAGGACTCTGATCCGCTGAAAAATGAGCTTGTTTTTGAAATCCCAGATTTGGAACTGATACAAAAGTTATTGATAAATGGATGACAAGGGCAGCGAGACTGGCACTTTTGAAAACGGATTTTCGAGGGTGCTTTTTTCATGCTCATTTTCAGGAAGGAAGGTGGCAACATGGCAGTAACAGTGATTCGATATGGCGATAAACGCAGGGTGATGTGTGGGTATTGCGGCAGTCTGCTTGAATATGAAAAAGGCGATGCAGTACCTGTGCAAACAGGCATGAATGAATGGGAAAGAGAATTAGAATGTCCAAATTGTCGGGAAAAGGTAAGAGTGAAAGGATAGGTAGATGATATGACACAAAAAGAGTTTTTTAGTCTGGTAAAAGGAACTGTGAGGGATTATGTAAATGAACATCTGGTGGTGTTAGTATATAAGTGTGGACAAGAAAAGTTGAACAACCTATACTATCAAGTGAAAAGCAAAGGAGATGTTTAACATGGCGAAAAACCAGAAATCATACACTCCGGAATTCAAGCAGCAGATTGTGGATCTGTATAATGCCGGAGGAACCTCGTATCCGCAACTGGAGCGTGAATATGGCGTAAATCGAAGCACACTCAGCAACTGGGTAAAACAGCTCTCCCCCATCAAAGTATCCGAGGAGGAGACGGTCACCCTTAAGGAGTATAAGGCTCTCCAGAAAGAAATCCAACGCCTTAAGATTGAGAATGAAATATTAAAAAAAGCGACCGCCATATTCGCGAAAGAACAATAGCCGAGATTATTTCCTTTATCCAGAACAACTTAACCCGCTACTCTGTATCTCAGCTTTGCAGTGCTCTGAAATTCCCAAGGAGTACCTATTACAAGGCTCTGGTTCGTGTACCCTCGAATAAGCAGAAGGCATACGCGCAATTCGGCAGGAAAGTGAAACAGGCATATGATGACTCAAAACAAAGGTATGGGGCTGTCAAACTATGCCGTGTGCTGAATAATAATGGTACACCTTGCAGCGTCAAGAGGGTGCAGAGGCATATGGCAGAGCAGGGACTGCGCTCTATCGTAGTAAAGAAATACAATCATCATGCCAACCATGGCAGCATCCCGGAGGATAAGAAAAATATCCTGAGGCGTGATTTTGGGACGGAGACCATCAACCAGAAATGGTGTACGGATATCACTTACATCCATGTACAGAAAGAAGGATGGACCTATCTGGCTTCTGTCATGGATCTGTGTAGCCGAAAGATTATAGGGTATGCCTATGGCACATCTATGACAGCGGAACTGGCGGTTAAAGCGGTAGAGAACGCATGCCTAAATGTCAGGGATACCGAGGGGATCATCCTTCATAGTGATCTTGGAAGTCAGTATACGAGCCAGGCATTTGAAGATTGCCTGGGCAATAAAGGAATCCTGCATTCATTTAGTCGTAAGGGAAATCCATACGATAATGCCTGTATCGAATCTTTCCATTCCGTACTGAAAAAGGAAGAAATCTATCTTCATACTTACCAGGATTTAAAGGAAGCTCGCAGAGCAATCTTTAAATACATAGAAGGCTGGTATAACCGTAAACGGATCCATAGCTCTATCGGTTATCTGACACCACAGCAAAAGGAGGATGAGGAACTCAAAAAAGCAGCATAATCTTTCAACTTTTTTTGTCTAAAGTATTGACATAGATCCACTGGATAGAACCGATGGCAAGTGCATTGGTTCTGATGATGTATATGTGGTATGGTACTGCAAGACACTTCAAAATTGGAAGGCCCTTGCCAGTACAACATTGCCCGATGGAATGTATTATGAGCTGACTGTAAATGGTGATAAATCGGAGCTGTATCTGGATGCATATAAAAAGTTTGAAAACCGCTGTATACCGATGTAATATTCGTTTAGTAAAATCAAGGAAAGTGAGGATATAAAGAATAATGAAGAAAGCGGAATTTGTCGCCCTTGGCATCAGTGAAGAACTGGCAGCGAAAGCGGAAAAAGCTTCACTGGAAGAATTGAAGGGCTATGTGGAGAAGTCAAAGCATGAGGAAGTTGTCGAGGAAAACAAGACGCTGAAAACGTCCGTTTCTGACCGCGATAAGCAGCTGGAAACCTTAAAAGCAGCAGCGGGCGACAATGAGGAACTTAAAAAGCAGATTGAAACTATGAAGCAACAAAACGCTGACCAGGAAAAAGCACATAAGGCAGAACTGGCACAGCTTCGGCTTGATAATGCGATGGAAGCAGCCCTTACTGCTGCTGGGGCAAAGAATAGCAAAGCGGTGAAAGCTCTGCTTGATGTTTCCAAGGTGAAACTTGGAGAGGACGGTAAGCTGACCGGCTGGGACGAACAAATCAAGGCGGTTCAGAAGTCAGACAGCTATTTGTTCCATACAAAGCAGAATCAATTTCGAGGATTCCAGCCTGGGGCTTCCAGTGATAATAAGCCAGGTGATAAAGTCGATGTGTCGAAGATGTCCTATGAAGAACTGGCAGCATATATCGAAAACAATCCAGATGCAGAATAATCACATGTTAGAAAGGATGATGAACGATGGCAAAGTTTGATGCAAAGACGTTTAACGAGAAAGCATTTGGGAAATATATGTCCGCTATCCCCAATGTGAAACTGAACAAATTAAGGGAGTCCAGGGCGGTTGTTTCTGACCAGCGCTTACGGGAAACCTTCGTCACTAATTCCCAGACAGGGACGGTCTATGCCGTTCTTCCCTTCTTTGGTTTAATCGGCGGGGAAGCCTTAAACTATGACGGGGAAACGAATTTAACTGCGGAAAAGACGGACACCTTTGAACAGGGCGTTTTTACCTATGGGCGTATGAAGGGATGGGTGGAAGCAGATTTCAGTTATGATGTGACCGGAGGCGTGGATTTCATGGCCAATGTCAGAAATCAGATTAACCGCTATTGGAATGAGGTAGACCAGGCTACGTTGCTGGCGATTCTGGAAGGCATCTTTGCAATGTCCGCAACCGGAAAAGGAGCCGTTAAGACGGCAAACGCAGAGTTTGTCGATAAGCACACCTATGACATTTCTGACAGGGCAACGAAAGAAGAACAGTGCATGGGTGCTACTTCCTTAAATGTGGCGATTCAGAAAGCTTGCGGTGACAACAAGCAGAAGTTCAGCCTGGTAATCTGTCATTCTACCGTTGCCACGAACCTTGAAAACTTGAAACTTCTGGCATACTTAAAATATACGGATGCACAAGGGATTGAGCGTGACCTTGAAATGGGGACATGGAACGGGAGACTGGTTATCATTGATGATTCTATGCCTGTTGAAATAGTCCCCGCAGTTACGGCTTCGGAAGGGACTGAGGCGCAGAATTCTTATACAAAGTACACTTCCTATCTTTTAGGTGAAGGTGCTATCGGTTTTGAACCCGTGGGGGCAAAAGTTCCCTATGAAATGGTGCGTGACGCAAAGACCCGCGGCGGGGAAGATACACTTATCTCCCGCAAACGCAATGCCGTAAGCGTGGCTGGTATTTCTTACTTAAAAGCAGAACAAAAAACTAACAGCCCCACAGATGAGGAACTGAAAAAAGGAAATAACTGGTCTTTGGTGAGCAACGGAGACAATAAGACCATCAATCATAAGGCAATTCCGATTGCTCGAATTATTTCCCGTGGATAAGGAAAAGAGGATATGAGAATGAAGAAAGCTATGCTTAGTCAGCCTATGGCTGGGAAAACAGATGCAGAAATTATTGCTACAAGACAAAATGCAATCAAGGTTTTAGAGGAAAAAGGGTATGAGGTTGTGAATACTCTTTTTACGGATGAATGGTACAGCAAAGAGAATATGAAGCAAAGGGGAGTTGTCCAGATTCCCCTTTGCTTCCTTGCTAAGTCTTTGGAGAACATGAGTCTTTGCCATGCAGTTTATTTCTGTAAAGGCTGGGAACATGCGAGAGGGTGCAAAATAGAGCAGGAAGCGGCGATTGCTTATGGATTAGAAGTGATCTATGAGGATTAAGGGGTGATGGTTATGCTGGAACAGGTGAAAGAACGGCTGGAATCGTTTGGTTACGCCCTAAAAGATAGTGATGAAGCAATTTTGACCTTCTCCATCCAGAAGGTTGAAAATACCATAAAAAATGATTGCAACCTATCTTCCATTCCAGAGGGATTAGCGAATATTGCTGTTGATATGGTGATTGGTGAATTCTTGACCGCAAAGAAAACATTTTCACCAGATGACATTGCAGGGCTGGACTTAGATTTTGCAGTCAAGCAGCTTCAGGAGGGCGACACCAACACCGTATTTGCAACTGGGGAAGGAACCTTGACTGCTGAGCAAAGACTCAATACCTTCCTCACCTATCTTCTGACACACGGACGGGACGAATTTTCATGTTATAGGAGGTTACGATGGTGAAAGCGATAGAAGCCGCAAGAAAGGCAGCAAGACGAGCACAGGAAGCCACCTATGAAGGGGTGTGTACCATCATAGAATATCGTGATGTTACCGATGAAAAGACCAGACTGACCAGTCAGGTGGAGGTTACAGTGATTGAAAACCAGCCCTGCAAGCTCTCATTTGAGAAGCAGGCAGTGGCCGTCCAGACAGAAACGGCTGCTGCGATTTCTCAGAGTATCAAGCTGTTTCTCTCCCCTGAATTAAAGATAAACAGTAGTTCAAAGATTATTGTCACCCAAAACGGGGTAACAGAGGAGTACTGTGCAAGTGGAAAGCCGGCCATCTATTCCACCCATCAGGAAATCACCTTGGAACTGTTTCGGGGGTGGGCTTAATGGGAAAGATGGGAACTGTTTCTATTACTGGAATGAAACAGTTTCAGAAGAAGCTAGATAAGATTCCCAAGCAGGAGACAGATGCCTTTATAGAAGCCTGTTCCAAAGAGCTTGCTGCCCGTCTGCTGGCTAAAGTCATTAAACGTACTCCTGTGGGGGATTATTCTAAAGAAATGGAAGTGACAGCAAAGCGGGATTCTAAACATCATAAGAAAGGTGATATTTATAAAAAGAAGGTGAATCCCAGCGGCAAACTGGGAGGTACTTTAAGACGGGGTTGGACCTCAAAAACCCATGAGGAAGCTGCTGCCGGACGGGGTAAACGGGTTCCGGATGAGGAAGAAGTCAAGCGGTTTGTTGATTCCTTAGAGATTCGGCGGGAAGGGAATCTGCTGACCATTGAAATCATAAACCCTGTAAATTATGCTTTGACATAATGGAGCATGTAAAATCGAGCAAAAACGGTGAACGCTAAGTCTATAAAAAATGCTTGACTTTTGGAAGACATAATAGATATGCTAACACCGTGGTAACTATCCAGATTGCGAAAGGCTGGGTAGCACCGTAGAGCATAGGGATTGAATAAATAGAATATCCCCAAGAGTGCTCGAAATAGAAAGGTCCTGTTAAGCAGGTTCTTTCTATTATGATGTATGCCGAACTTATAGGAAACTATGAGAAGCAGAGGATAAAAAGCCTTTGCGATAACAAATTGCTTATGTGGAACACGGTCACAGGCAGACTCCTGGCAGGTATGTGCCAGCACTCGGAAAGCGGCTCAAGCAGGGGTGGACGGAAGGAGCGCATATGCTGGAGTATTCCGAGCAGGAACTTAAGGAGATTGCTCCTAACTTACTAGAAGTCAGGTTAAAAGAGTTTTTAAAGAGGTATCTGGTATGATATCAGCCATTATCCATGCTATCAGCAGGACTTTACAGTTAGAATTCGGTGACAGATATCACATTTATATGGAAGAAGTCAAGCATGGACTCAAAGAGCCTTGCTTTTTTATTTTCTGTCTCAATCCTTCCAATCAACTATTCGTGGGAAGACGCTATCTCAGAAAGAATCCCTTTTGTATCCATTACTTTCCAGAACAGGGAGGTCATGAGAATGAGGAGTGCCATGAAGTAGCTGGCCGTCTTTTTTTATGCCTGGAACATCTGGATATCCAAGGAAACCAGGTAAGGGGAACTGCTATGAGATATGAAGTGGCAGATGGCATGTTGCATTTTTTTGTAGCGTACCATCAATTTGTTGATAAGAAAGCACCACCTCTTCCTATCATGGAAGAATTAGAGGAAGAGATTTCAGCGAGAGGATAGGTGATACGATGATAGAACCAAACAAGCAGAAGAAAGCGACAACTCCAGAACCAGCATTTTCAAAGGAGCAGCTTCTTGCATCAAACCGTTTTCAGGACAGGAGGGACTTATTGGAAGCCCTTCTTGATGAAAAAAAGACTTATACCATGAAAGCGGTAGAAGAAATCATAACTAAGTATATGAAAGGTAAGGTGAACTAAGTATGGCATTAGGAGGAGGAACCTTCTTAGTACAAAATAAAGACCTGCCAGGGGCCTATATCAATTTTGTTTCTGCTGCCTCTGCCAGTGCAACACTTTCTGAACGGGGCATTGCAACGATGCCCCTAGAGTTAGACTGGGGCATTGCAGGAGAAGTGTTTGAAGTCACCAATGGAGACTTCCAGAAGAATAGTATGGAACTGTTTGGTTATGAGTACACCAGCGAGAAACTCAAAGGGCTTAGAGATTTATTTATCCATGCCAAAACCCTGTATGCATACCGACTAAATGGGGAAGGAACCAAAGCAGCAAACAGCTATGCCAAGGCTCGTTATCCAGGTATTCGTGGTAATGAGTTGAAAACGGTAATTCAAATTAATGCTGATGATGAGAGGTTGTTTGATGTAAAAACTCTTCTTGGAACAACCGTAGTGGATGAACAGACGGTTTCCGATGCAACAGGATTGAACGCCAATAAGTATGTCACATGGAACTTAGATACCACCTTGGAGGTAACTGCAGGAGTTCCCTTTACAGGAGGAGAAAATGGAGAAACCAATGGTGCTGCTTATCAGAAGTATTTAGATAGCATCGAGGCCTATACCTTTCATACGATGGGAGTCGTTGTTACCGATAATCCTACCAAAGCGCTGTTTGCTGCCTTTGTGAAGCGGCTGCGTGATGAGATGGGAATTAAGTTCCAGTTAGTTCTTTATGATTATGCAAAAGCAGACTATTATGGGACCATTAGTATCAAGAACAAGGTACTCAATGAAGGTTGGAGCGAAGCAGGGCTTGTGTATTGGGTGACAGGTGCTTCGGCTGGTTGTGAAGTCAATAAAAGCAACCAGAATAAAAAGTATGATGGAGAGTTTACCGTTGATACCCCATATACCCAAAATCAACTGCGTGCAGCGATTAAAGCAGGGGAGTTGGTATTCCATCTAGTAGACTCTGAGGTACGGGTACTGGAAGATATCAATACTATGGTAACAACTTCGGATACTCAAGGGGATATTTTTAAAGATAACCAGACTATCCGAGTGATTGACCAGATAGGAAATGATATTGCGGTGTTATTTAATACTAAATATCTAGGGGTTGTGCCCAATGATGCAGCAGGAAGAACGTCCCTATGGTCGGATATTGTGGCACATCATCGCCAATTAGAGCAGATTCGAGCGATTGAGAATTTTTCAGAAACAGATGTAACAGTCCTACAGGGGAGTAGTAAGAAAGCAGTAGTAGTCAATGATTTAGTGACTGTGGTCAATGCAATGGGGAAATTGTATATGGTCTGCACGGTCGGTTAAGGAGGAAAAGAGTGAAGAAGAAAACATATATAGTTTCAAAAACAGTATCAGGGGCGCTGGCTGATTGCCAGGTAATCTGGAATGGAATACAAGAACCTTTCCCACAGGCAATAAGGCTGGATACTAGATTCATGAAACGCAGGAAACGAAACAAACAGGGAGATACCATCATTCAGTGGCCAGGAAGCGGCAAACTGGTGTTCCATTACAATGATTCTGTTTTACGGCGGATCATGTTAGAAAGTAAAGAGAGTGGGAAAGAGATTTCCTTTGATATGCAAGTTACCAATGATGATCCATTTTCTCAGATGGGGCGCCAGACTATTTTACTGAAAGGGTGTCGGATTGAAACCGGAGTTTTAGCAAGATTTGACGCAGAAGAGGCCGTTTTATTAGATGAAATGGAGTTTACATTCCAAGATTTTGAAATTCTGGAACAATTTCAAAGTCAAGATTGAACTATAAAACTAGAAACGAGTCTATGATTCACACAGGCGATTAAAGGAAAGGGGAACGAAACGATGAACAATGCGATGATGGTTGCAAATGATGCGGTATATGGGGGACTTGCGGAATGTTTTATCACAATCGAAGGTCGCCGCTACAATTTTATGAGCATGACGAATTTTGAAAGCAAATGGGAAGTCAATATCAAGGATGTGCCAATCTTAGGAAAAGTAGGGATGGGGCATAAAGCAGCTGGAGGAAAGGGAAGCTGGAGTGGGACGGCGCACTACAATCAGTCTTATTTCCGAGAAGTGGCAGATAAGTACCAGAAGACAGGAGTTATGCCATACTTTGAAATCCAAGTAAGCAATGAAGATACCACCAGCAGGGTAGGAAGACAGACGATTATCCACAGAGGCTGCTTATGTGATACCTTTATTTTAGCAAAACTGGAAGCCGGAGAAGATATCATGGATGAAGACTTATCTGGAACCTTTGAAAGTTGGGATATGCCAGAGAAATTTAAGGACCTAGAAGGGGCTGTTACCAACTAAGAATCTGCCCTTAATAGTAACAATCATGAATAAAGGAGAATGAAACGATGTCAAAATTCAGCAGGTTTATGAAAACAAACAAAGTAGAGAAAACCAATGGTTTTTATGCCCCTACTAAATCTTTATGTGATGAAAATGGGAAGCCTCTGGAGTGGGAGTTTCGGCATATTACTTCAAAGGAGAATGAAGAACTTCAAGATAAGTGCACGATTGATGTTCAAATCCCAGGCAAGCCTAATGTCTACCGGCCAAGAGTACAGTCTGGAAAGTATATCCGAAAGATGATTGTAGCATCGGTAGTGATGCCAGATTTACTGGATGCAGAGTTACAGGATTCTTATGGAGTAAAGGGGGAAGATGACCTCTTGATGGCCATGGTAGATGACCCTGGTGAATACAATGAGCTAGCTGCTTTTGTGCAACAATTCCAAGGATTTGATGTTCCATTTCAAGAAAAGGTAGATGAGGCAAAAAACTAATTGAAGGAGGGGACTGGGAGGCGAATTTCGCTTACTATGCCCTCCTGAAATTACATATTCTGCCTTCTGTTTTCCTTGCCATGGAAGAAGAAGAAAAGGTATTCACCATAGCAGCAATCCAGAAAAAAATAGAGGATGATAAAAAGAAGAAAAAAGAAATGGAGAGCAAGGCCAAAAAGGGAAAATCAAGGAGGTAGGCGATGGGAACCATTAGTGCAGCGATTGAACTGCATGACAATTTCACCGGTATTTTGATGAATGTGATAAGCGCAGTGAATCTGTCCGTCTCTGCTATGGAGCAAATGCAGTCAACGATGAATGAATCCATGGATACTACTTCGATTCAAGGAATTCGAGACCAGCTGACTCAGGCTACGGTTGCGGCCCAGGAGCTGGATGCGGCTATGCAGAACATAACTCCCCCTGCTGCTACTGGTTCTATTCCTGTAAAAATCAACTCCCCTGCTCCATCCTCCGTCCCTGTCCAAAACCAGCTTCCTGCTGCTTCCGATGTATGGCAGTCCTATGAAGGGCCAGAAGTATTCACAGGAATGGGCCTGGAACGATTTGAACAGGAAGTAGCCAGTGCCAACGCTATGTTGGAGCAGTTAGGAAGTACGCAGGATAAGATTACTCGGCAGGCGAATGAATCTCTACTTTTGTCCCCACAGGCTTCTTATGAAATCCAAATGGTAGAAAACCGAATCCAGGGACTTCATGAGAAGATTCAGCAGATAGAAAAAAATCCGTTTAATCTAGGAACGGATACTGCCAATGCAGGGTTAGAGAAGCTTCGAGGAAGAATCGATGAGATATCCCAGGCCCAGGGAAACTTAAGTCAGGCTATGGAAGGAATGGATGTCAGCCAAATCAATCAAGCTTATTTAGAGATTTCCCAAATGGTCAGCGATACCGAGCGATTTGTCAGGGATTCCTTTTCTAATATCCTTCCTGAAGACGTACCTCCAGTAGAAATTCCGGTGACATGGCAGACAGAACGTCTGGAAGTATTCACCGGAACGGGGCTGGAACGGTTTGAGAAGGAGGCAGCAAGCGCCACTGCTATGCTGGAGCAGTTAAGCAACACACAAACCAGGATTGTAAGACAGTCCTATGATGCTTCTGTCTTTCCGCCTCAGACATTCCAGGCTCTAAATGGAATGGCGACCAGGATTGATTTCATCCGAAACCGTATCCAGCAGATAGAAACGAATCCTTTAAATCTAGGAACCGAAACCGCCAATGCAGGATTAGAACAACTCCGTTCCCAACTCAACCAAATGGTAGAGGAACAGAACCAGCTCAATGTAGCGGTCAGTCAACTGGATGTAGCTGCTGCCAATGAAGCCTATCTACGCTTATCGGGAATCATTGGGAATACCGAGCGATATATCAGGGATAACACTGATGAGCAGGGACGGTTTAATCAGCAAATCAGTCAGGGGACACAGGAAGCCAATGGCCTTATGCAGTCCATTAAAGGTGCCGTTGCTGCCTATGCTACGATGCATACCGCAGGCAGCATCATAGAGTTATCGGATACCATGGCTCAGACACAGGCCCGTCTCAGTCTGCTGGTTGATGTGGATGATGGCGGAAGTGTGGCAGAACTACAGGACATGATTTTTTTATCTGCAGAGAGGGCAAGAGGAGATTATCAGCAGACGGCAGAAGCAGTCTCCAAGCTGGGGCTGATGGCCGGAGAAGCTTTTTCTGGAAATGAAGAGATTATAGCCTTTACTGAACAGCTCAACAAACAGTTTGTCATTGCTGGAACTGAGGCAGCAGGAATAGATGCCGCCATGCTTCAGCTGACTCAGGCAATGGGTTCTGGAGTATTACGGGGAGAGGAATACAACAGTATTTTGGAGCAGGCGCCCAATATTATCCAAGCCATTGCAGATTACATGAATGTACCAATCGGGCAGTTAAAAGATATGGCCTCAGAAGGTCAAATCACCGCAGAGATTGTAAAATTGGCATTGTTTGCAGCCGCCGATGAGACCAATGCTAAGTTTGATGGTATGTCAAGAACCTTTGGGCAAGTGTGGAATTCCTTTAGAAATCATGCGTTGATGGCCTTTCAACCAGTGCTTGAGAGACTCAATGAGATTGCTAACAGTGAGTCCTTTCAAGGATTTGCTAATCATGTAATTGGGGCTTTGGTTGTAGTCGCAGGAATGACCCTAAATATCTTTGATATGTTGCAGGCCGGAGGAGCCTTGCTAGCGGATAACTGGTCATGGATTAGCCCGATAATTTATGGAGTGGCTGCGGCATTGGCAGTTTATGCGGGGTATCTTGCAATTACGAAGGGAATTGAAGTAGCAACTAAAGTGGGAAAGGTTGCTCTTTGTTTAGCTTCCTATGCACACGCAGCCGCTACAAAATCAGAAGCAAGTGCAACAGCACAGGCGACGGCAGCACAGTATGCCTTTAATACCTCGCTCCTTTCGAGTCCTGTTACTTGGATAATTATTATGATTATTGCATTGATAGCGGTCTTTTATGGAGTAATTGCAGCAGTCAACCACTTTGCTGGGACTTCCATTTCAGCAACCGGCCTTATTTGCGGGGTGTTCGCCATGGCAGGAGCTTTTATCGGGAATTTGTTTTTCACACTGATTAACTTTGTGATTGACCTTTTCGTGATGCTTTGGAATTTTTTAGCTGTCTTTGCAAATTTTTTTGCTAATGTGTTTAATGACCCCATAGGGGCGATTGCACGATTATTTTTCGATCTGGTTGATACTATCCTTGGATTACTGGAATCTTTGGCCTCCGCTATTGATACCATTTTCGGTTCCAACCTTGCAGGGGCAGTTTCAGGGTGGCGAGATTGTCTTGGCGGATGGGTAGATGAAACCTTCGGGCAGGGTGAGGAAATCATGGCAAAAGTAGACACTTCCAGTTTACACTTGCAGCGCTTTCAATATAAAGGAGCCTGGGATGCCGGATATTCCTTCGGACAGGGAATTGATAAAAGCATAGCAGACTTCGATCCTTTCTCACTGCTTGATACGAATATTCCAAATCCAAATGACTATGCTGATTTAAGTACCTATGGTACAGACTTAGGGCTTTCTGGCATTGGCGGCGGTGTGGATGACATTGCTGGAAATACCGGAGCTATTGCAGATTCTATGGATATGACGGAGGAAGAGTTAAAGTACTTACGAGATATTGCCGAGCAGGATACCATCAATCGATTTACAACCGCAGAAATCAAGATAGATATGTCTGGGATGCAAAATACGATCCAGGGTATGGAGGATTTAGACGGATTTATTTCTGGACTGACCGATGCCGTCCAGGAGGCGGCCGACAACATGGCGGAAGGAGTTCATGAATAATGGCCCAAAGCGGATATGACTTTTATTTAAACAAGTGCCTGCTGCCCGTAACGCCCTCAAAGCTTCAGATAAAAATTAACAATGCAAATGAAACGGTCACTTTAATTAACGAAGGACAAATCAATATTTTAAAAAAAGCAGAACTGACAGATATCGAATTTGAATGTCAGATTCCTCAAGTAAGATATCCCTACGCTGTTTATAAATCAGGGTTTCAAGGTGCTTCTTATTTTCTGGACTACTTTGAATCCTTAAAGACTAGCAGAAAGCCGTTTCAGTTTCTGGTATCAAGGACTCTCCCGAATGGGAAGGTTCTTTTTTCTACTAATATCAAGGTGTCCATGGAGAGTTATAGTATTACCGAGGAAGCGGAAGATGGATTTGACCTCCTGGTAAAAATTAAGCTGAAGCAGTACAGGGTATACGGCACAAAGACCATCACCTTAAAATCGGAGGATTCCGGCCAGAAGGCAGAGGTTTCGCAGACACGGGCAGCAGAGACAAGCCCCGCCCCGCCCTCTGCCCAGACCTACACCGTTGTCAAGGGCGACTGCTTATGGAATATCGCCAAAAAGTTTTACGGGGACGGTTCTAAATATAGAGAACTTTATGAGGGAAACAAGGAAGTAGTCGGCGGAAATCCGAATCGGATTTATCCGGGACAGGTGCTGACTATTCCAGCAGCCTAACATCTCCGCCCCCAAAGGCAGGGATGCGGCACATTGGATAAGGAGGACAGGGATGGAAATCGAGCTTTTAGTTGCAGACCCATCTGGTAAAATGGCATATCTTCCCGCAGTGGAAGAAGGGATAGAGTGGAGCACCGAACGAAGAGGAGCACCAGGAAAGCTGACATGGAAAACCCTTTATGATGGAACTGCTACGTTTTCAGAAGGAGCAGCGGTAAGACTTAAGGTGGATGGCAAGCCGGTGTTCTTCGGGTTTCTATTCAGTCAAAAGAGAGACAGAAACCAGAGAGTCACCATGACCGCCTATGACCAGCTTCGATACTTAAAAAATAAAGACACCTATGTCTATGAAAATAAGACAGCCTCCCAGTTTATCCAGATGGTAGCAGCAGATTTTTCCCTAAAAACAGGGGAGATGGAAGATACCAAATTTGTGATTCCCTCCCGTGTGGAGGATAATACTTCGTTATTTGATATGATTGAGAACGCCCTGGACGTAACCTTACAAAACACGAAAGAGTTGTTTGTCTTGTATGATGAGTTTGGCAAGCTGAGCCTTAAAAATATTGCCTCTATGAAAGTAGGAGAGCCAGGGCCCTATCTCATGATTGATGAAGAAACCGGAGAAAATTTTGAATACACTTCCTCCATTGATGAGAATACCTATAACAAGATTAAGCTTACTTATGACAATGAAGAATCTGGAAAAAGGGATGTTTACATCGCCCAGGATGGAAGCCATATCAATGAATGGGGTGTGTTGCAGTATTTTGATACTCTGTCAAAGGGAGAAAACGGCCAGGCAAAGGCGGATGCCCTCTTGCAGCTCTACAATAAAAAAACCAGGAAATTAAAGATTACCAATGCATTTGGAGATGTACGAGTAAGGGGTGGAAGCATGATAGTGGTTCATTTGAAGTTAGGGGATATCAAGGTAAAGAATTTTATGTTAGTGGAAACCTGCAAACATAAGTTTAAACTGGGAAGTCACCGAATGGATTTGACACTTAGAGGAGGTGAATTTATTGCCTGATGCAAATGGATTCGTGGAAGTGATGAAACGGGCGGCACGGGACGAACGGGAAGCCTCAAAGCCTGTTGAAGTACTCTTTGGGAAAGTCATCAGCGCCTCTCCGTTAAAAATATCCGTGGAGCAGAAGCTGGAGCTGGGAGAACGTCAGCTTGTCCTTACCAGAAATGTCACCGATTTTACCACAGAAGTGAGCGTAGACTGGAAGACAGACGATGCGCAGTCCCATAACCATGCCATATCTGGAACGAAGAAACTCACCATACATAACAGGCTGGCTGCTGGTGAGGAGGTACTCTTAATCCGAAAACAGGGCGGACAAAACTATATCGTAGTGGACAGGACCGGATGATACCATCCTCAGCTTTTTTCGGAGAGGATTTTGAACTGAAACAGCAGCCAACCAAAACGTACCGGATGGACACAGGGCAGGAAGTCATCCGGGGATATACTGACGGCCTGGAAGCTATGAAACAGGCCATTTATAAAATCCTCTTAACCGAACGGTATCAATATGTCATGTACAGCTGGAATTATGGGATTGAACTGGCTGATTTATTCGGAGAGCCGGTTTCTTATGTCTGCCCAGAGCTGGAACGGCGGATTCGGGAGGCGTTACTGTGGGATGACCGGATTGAAGATGTGACAGACTTTGAATTTAATCTTCCAAAAAAAGGCGTGGTCCAAGTTTCCTTTACGGTACATACCATGTTTGGAGAGGTAGCAGCGCAAAGAGAGGTGAATATTTAATGTATGAGGATACCACCTATGAAACAATCAGGGACCGTATGCTTGCCCGCGTATCTGATAAATTCGACAAGCGGGAAGGGTCTGTGATATGGGACACCCATTCCCCTACTGCGATTGAATTGCAGATTTTGTATATTGAACTGGATACGATTTTACGGGAAGCCTATGGGGATACGGCTTCCAGAGAATTTTTAATTCTTCGCTGCAAGGAACGGGGAATTTCTCCCTATCCTGCTACTCATGCGGTCTTAAAAGGGGAATTTACTCCTCCTGGCCTCCCTGTGACTGGAAAACGGTTTAATATCGGAGACATGAACTACACAGCCGTGCAGGAAATCGCCCCTGGCCAGTACCAGGTAATCTGTGAACAGATTGGCAGTATCGGAAATCAGTATCTGGGTGCCATGGTGCCGATGGAATATATTAGGGGGTTGCAGACCGCAGAACTGACCGAAGTCCTTATCCCAGGCGAGGATGAAGAGGATACCGAAGATTTGCGGCAGAGATATTTTAATTCCTTTGACAAAAATGCCTTTGGAGGAAATGTCCAGGACTATCTGGAAAAAACAAATGCCATTCCCGGAGTGGGAAAAACAAAAGTAACAAGGGTATGGAATGGAGAGATTTCCCCTGCAGAGTTAATTCCCACAAAACAGGTAAAAAGCTGGTATGAAACCAGTAAAGGGACACTAAGCACAGAAGTGAGGCACTGGCTAGATTCGGTCTTTAATTTAGCCAGTGAAAAGAAGCTGACCACCGGAGGAACCGTACTCTTAACGATTCTTAACTCTGAATTTGGTGCTGCATCGGAGACACTGATAAAAACGGTACAGGAAACCATAGATCCAGAAGAACTGGCAGGAGAAGGCTATGGGCTTGCTCCGATAGGGCATGTAGTTTCAGTACAAAGTGCAAAAGAAGTCGTAATCTATATCAAAGCAGAAGTCATCTTTGATGTCGGCTATGGTTGGGACAACCTTCAAGGCTTGATGGAGGAAGCAGTGAAAGCATATCTTTTGGAGCTTAGAAAGTCGTGGGCAGATTCTGCGTATCTAGTTGTGAGAATCAGTCAGATTGAAACTAGGATTTTGAATACCCCAGGTGTGATTGATATTCAGAATACTGCCATTAATGGCACAGATAGCAATTTGAATTTAGGAATGTATGAAATTCCAGTATTTGGAGGTGTAAGCGGGTGATTAGAGAAGTGGACCTGGTTTCCTATCTTCCTCCATTCCTAGCAGAGTATCAGGAGACAAACCTTACTCTGACCGCAGAAAATCCAGAATTTGCCCTTGTTTGGAAAGCGGCTGACCAAGTATTAACGAATGAGTTTATTGCAACAGCTGATGAGTATGGAATCTCACGATTTGAGAAGCTTCTGGGTATCTTTCCATCTAAAGGGGAGGAACTGGAAAGCCGAAGGCAGAAGGTACAGTTGAAATGGGCGGCTACGTTACCCTATACCTTGAAGCATTTACAAGAAGTGTTAGCTTCTGTGCTGGGAGCAGGTGGATTTGAAATTGATATTCCCCAATTACAGGAATATAAACTGTATGTTTCCCTAATAAATAAAACCGATGAATTATATCATATGGTCAGCAGCCTGCTGCTGAGCTGGGCACCAGCCAATCTGGTAATCGATACCGAAAGCCGCAGCAGAAGCAAACAGGAAAGCCGAATATGGGTTGGTGCAGCAGTATCCGAATTCATTGAAGTACAGTTTGAACCAGACCGAACAGAGGTTAATTTCCGGCAGGAAACAGCAGTGAAAGCAGGAATTGGAGTATTTGAATATTATCAATCTGATTATCGTCCAGAAGGAGGTATGATTGAGTTTACCAGGGCAGCAGTTGGAACAGGGAGTTTACCACCAGGATATGACCCGCAATATACAACCGGATTAAACCAGTATCAGATGGATGGAAAAATCAAAGCAGCAAAGGCAGATGGGGAGGTAGCGGATATCACCTTTCAAATTTCTTCCAAGGATGTGGAGCAGGGGTTTGTCATAACAGAGGCAGGATTATTTGCACAAGACCCTGATGAGGGAGAAATTTTATATGCCTATTTAGATATGTCTACCGACCCACAATATATTTATCAGAGGGGTGGGAGTGTCAATAAAGTAGCAGAGATTACCCTGGGAGTTATCATTGGAGCAATCGAAAAAGTGACCGCAAGAATTGCCCCTGACAGTCTGATTACACGGAAAGAATTTGAAGAGGGAATGGAAACCAAATCGGGCATTGTAGTAATGAAGGAATATATTCCAGTATCGGAACGCAGACATAATACTTGGTATCTGAATGTGACCAATACCCAATCCTATCGGGCGGTGAAAACCAACCGAACATTAGGATTTAGAATCATAGGGGAGGAGGATGCCATATGTCAAACTTGAAAGTAGTAGTTCAGTTATATGATGAAAAGACCGGAGAATATATAGGGGACGCTGATGTAAGAACAACCGCTGACCTGGTATTCTTTGCGGACGGGCAAACATTTCAACAAAAATTGGACAATGGAACCTTGCGGGGGCAGCAGGGGCAAAAGGGAGACCAAGGAGAACGGGGAGTACCTGGACAGGTGGGAGCAACCGGACCGATAGGGCCAACTGGAGCAACGGGACCAAAAGGAGAACCAGGCAAGGACGGAAGTAATTTCCGTGTTGGAGCAAGCTATGATACAGCAACGGAACGCAAGATGTTTCTGAGATTAACATAGGGGGAAGCATGGAGAAATTATTAGTAGAATTGCAAGATGAAAATGGGAATATTTATTATTTACATACCGATGGCCGTGTGGTGTTCTGCTCTGATGGGGAGTCGGTGGAAAGCAAGTTAAACAAGAAGGTCAATGCAGCAGATATTATCAATAACTGTACGTCAACGGCAACGAATAAGCCATTAGCAGCAGCCCAGGGGAAAACATTGTGGGAGCGAATTACATCGGTGATAACGTCTCTAACCAATCACCAAAGCAGTGCAGACCATGATGGGAGGTACTATACGGAAACAGAAATCAATACAAAGCTGAATACCAAGATAACTGCTAGTGGAGGAGATGCAGCGGACGCAAAAGTGTCAGGGTTTACGGCGAATAATACGAGTTTTCCAGTACCAGCAGCCG